ATCTGTAATTAGCATATAAGTACCTCAGTGTTTTAATATCGTTATCGTAGTAATGTACTGGGCATCTCTCAGGATACTTTCTGCCAGTATCATTACATTTGTGACACCCTTTACCATTACAATCACAAACTATCCACCATTTGCGTTGAGAAGTATTAGCCTCCACACACCCCCAATCATTTTTTACATGATCGCAAGTGTGCGTAGTGCCACCTATTATCGAGGCCAATACATTTACTTTTCCAAGTCTAAAACGCTATTAACTTTCCTTAACTTATTAACTACTTCCTTGATAACCTTATGAGGTAAATCAAAGTCCTCTTTTAAGTCTATGCCTGTTATAGACTCTACACCATAATTGAACATATCAATATAGTACGGCTCGTTGTTAATTATATTAAGTCCGTTTTCGTCTTTTTTTAGATCTCCGTTTCCATCTTTCTGAGCATGTTTAAATGACAGTAAACTGAACTCATCATCCTCTTCAAAATCAAAAACCTTAAGAGTAAAAGTCAATTCTGGTAAAAAAACTGACTGATACTCTACTATTTTACTTTTACGTGGCACTAACATTTACTTTACTCCTTAAATACAAACAAACTCAAACTCTTCATCATCCTGACCAGTGAGCTTGAAAGTTAAGTCTAGTTTACTATATCCGTCTTGATCTGCCTTAGCTACATTTTCAAGTTTAGCAGTCGGTGCAAAGAACCAGAATGTATTCTCTTCATCTTTACCAAATCTTCCCTCAAAAGCTACATCAGCAGAGTTAAACCAATCTAACATTACATCTGCATCAGTATTGGTAGGTGTATCAATACGAGTAGTAAGGGTTGTAGCTCTACCTGTTACATTATAACCAGCCACACCACCACAGTTATTAGCATCTCTACGTGCTGGGCGTTCTATTTGCGGATCAATTGTAAGAGTACTATCTACAACTGGACTAAAATCGTCATACTTTACTTTACCACACTGGAATAAAGGTGGTGTTTGAGTATCACGGGTAACAGCAGTCATTGAACCATCCCTAAGCCATTGAGGTACATCATTATCAATATAAATAACACCAGCAACTTCATAGTTAACGTAAGGTATACCAGAATCATCAGCACTAATAGTCAAAGTAGGTACTGAGTTATACATCTTAGATAGTTGATCATCTTCCTCAGATCTACAGCTCAAGTGTGTACAAAGATCTGTATTATATTTGTATGACCAGCCAGCTTTAATCTCTACCCCTGTAGCCGTTGCGCTTCCAGCAATAGAACCTGTGATAGTTTCAGCTCCGAATCCACCAGTACTTACTACAATATAAATTTTTCTATCTGTTGACTCAGTAGGAACAACAACACGCCCCACACCTGTTGCACCTGTTACAGTCTCACCGTGTACAAAGCCAGAAGCAATTGCACTTACTGGAATACTCCAAACTTGAGTTTCTTCTAATTGTGCAGATCTAAAAAGCGCATTAAACCATGGCTTAGTAGTTCCATCTGAATAATCAGCACCATATAATTCACTTTGACCCGTCATGGTAGCAGTTTTAAGAGCTACTAAATCAGCATCAGGTGTAAATGAGTTCTTATAGTTGTCTCTTGCTACTACTTCCGGTGTGGCTTGAGCAACAAACCCAGCAGATAAACGGCTTACAATATCCGTAGATGCTGGATCTTGATAAACATCGCCACTCTGTTCGTTAAAAAATAAATTGGTTTTTCTTGTTCTCTTAGCAGTCATCTAGAGTACTCCTTCTATTTCATTCTCTCTATAGAGAACTGTTGTGTTAATATTAACGCCACCATATATCATAGATCTGTCATTTGTATTGGCTAACTGGGCAATAAAATTATCTATTACTATCCAATCATCCCAAGATGCTGAACATCTATTTGTATATACAATGTCTTTTAGCTTTCTTAAAATGGTGGCACCATCTTCCTCTAAATTATCATGTCCAGTATTTAGAACTACATTTAAATCTATACCAGCAGTACACTTTAAATAGTGCAATGGCGACCCATCATTGTCTATCTCTTCTAATTGTCTACCAATAAAAACGGCTGGAAATTTCTCAGAACTTAAACGGCTTGCAAATTCATGGTTAAAATCTTGTATTCTGTATACTGTAAAATCATAACCCTCTAGCAAGGTTTTCATTTCGTTTATTATATCGTTAAGAGTAGCCATTATTTACGACCTATAGATCCAATGAGTATGTTATCTGTAGATTTATCATCATTAAAAAAAGCATTTTCATCTAAATCAGATAGCCACTTTTTAAGGCACTCTTGAGCGTTCTTAAGTTTATCCCTGTACTTATCAACTAATATCTCTTGCGTCTCAAAGGGTGCTCGTGAATCATCTATAAGGTTTCTAAATATCAAGGTTTCTACATAGCATACTAGCACTTTCTTTACTTGATATATTGGAGGGTCAGCTAAGTCTGGATCTGTTGCTGATATACCATAATCCCTCAGTAACTTACCGTAATACTGATCACCCTCATAAAGGTAAACATTATCCCCATTTACTTCAAAATCTAAACCAGTAAGCTTTACATTGTCTTTAGAGTCTGAGTCTGTAAAATCTATGGGCTGTAAAATAGTAGCCATTATATGTAATCCTGTATTTGTTCTGTTAGTTCATCAGCGAATGTATCTTGAAACTGTTTAAATCTTTTTTTGTAGTTGTTCTCTATCCAAGGCTCTGCTTTAATGCGTCCAGTTCCTTCATATATATAAGTGGCATAATTTACTTTTGCACTGTCTACAAAGATTGAGCTACTAAGACCTCTAACATCCACCTCTATACTATTCTCTAGCTTCGAAGTACGTGTTTTAAAAATGTGATTCTTTTTACTATATGATGCAAGTTCAGCAGAAGCATTATATAAAGCATTAGAGGACGCTCTTTTTAATAAAGATGTATCCTTCATTTTAGCAATTAAAGCCTCTAATTCACTAGAATCAATCTTTATTGGCATCCGCTTCCATCTCTGCCTTAGTGCGTCTTTTACGCTTAGGCTTCTCAACCTTAACAGGCTCAATACCTTTCTCTACTGGGCATCCTTCGCCTTGCTCATTATCACCAATAAACTTAACATCAACAATTTTAGCTTTAGCCTTAATAGCTTCCGATTTAACATCAATGTCGTAATATTTACTTGTTGGATGTTTTAAATACCAAATAGTTCTCATTATAAACCTTTAAAAAAAGGGGCTTTTACACCCCCATTAATATTAAGACTGATCTGCAACTAAGCATACACCAGCAGTGAGCTTATTATCACTAGCATGTTTGTCCCAGTTAGTACCAGTTGCAATGTCGGTATCATCTGGAGATTTACCACCGTTAGCAGTATCCCAAGCATAACCTTTCACATTAGCACCAAATGAGTAGTCAGTGTGTACAATTGTTTCAGCTCTGTTCTTAGAAAGATCTTCACCAACAGTAGTCACAACATCACCACCGTTATTGACCATAATTCCACCGTTAACAAGTCCTAATACCTTGTAGTCTGTAGTTGAATTAGTCAATGCTGGTGCATCAGTTACAACAGATACTTTACCCTGAATGTCGATAACACGAACATTACCGGCAGTAAATAGAGTAGCTGTATTAGCAAGTCCTTCTGCAATAAGTTGGTGATATACTGCGCCATTCATAACATTACAAACAATATTTTGACTCATATCGCCAAATTTTGCGTAAGTTTCATTGAGGGCAACCTGAGTTACTACAGCATTAGTACCGCTAGTAATATCATTAGTTACACCAGAGTTATTAGATATAGCAGTTACACCAGAAAGTACACCAGTGTTAACCATGTCTTGAAAGATTCCTTCAGTAACGCCACGTGAAATAACTTCAATCCCCTCGGCTGGGTTTTTAAGTAACCAAGTCATTTGCGCCGGCTCGTAGTTCATTTTAAACGCTCCAGCAACCTTAACCCCTACAGCTTCCTGTTGAGAGAGTGCAGTAGATGCCTTCGTTGCATTGGTTGCGTATCTGTCTACTCTGTATTTGCTTGATGCAAAGTTAGAATAGATAGCGTTTTTAATAAAATCGCCTTCGAACCCGTCCATGCTCATTTGGATACCACCGTTAGATGCCTGTCCAAATACTTCAATCATTTGTGGTAGTGCTTCTAATACACTTGATTGGATTTCCTCTGAGTATACTTCCATGTTTGATAGTGCCATGATTTTTCCTTTGTTTAAATACCTCTCTCAGCTAGTCTATTAGCTATCGCCTGTGTTCTGGCTTTAGTATCTGTAATAGGTATAGCTCTGAGGTTGTTTTTGTTTAAGTTTTCTTTAGCGTAAGGGTTGGTCCCTGTACCGCCTTTATGTACTGAATCGGTTAAAAATGGTTTTTGATCTGCTATAGACTTTGCAAGTGCCACTATATCATCTGAACCTTGAGCCTGTGTTAAATAAGCATCAATCGCTACACCTTGAGCCTCTGGGTTGCTTATACCAGCACTAGAAAGGGCTGATCTAAAACTATCCTTAATCTCGTTAAGAGTGTTTTTAGCTTGTTCATTGTTGTATCTCTCTGTGATTTCTTGGAGTTGGTTACTCATCTCTGAGAACTTTTCCTTAAATTCAGCGTTTTGTAAGTCCTTGCTAGATGCGTTTTTTTGAAAAGATTCTATCTTTTGCTGATATTCTTGCAATTTTGTCTTAGCATTATTTACTAAGTCATTTGCCGGAATATCTTTCTCAAGTCCTAAGATCTCAGCCATTGTATGCTTTACATCTTTAAACTTTTTAACTTCACCTACAGCATT